AGAACCGGAAACTACAGAATGAAATCAAGCGTTACCTTGCGGCGGACAAGTGTGCTGTTGCTCCTGTTCCCCCTGATGCTGCTGACAGGCTGCGCGACGCAGCAAAAGCCGCTGGTGGAGTACAGGACAGTGAATCAGCCAAAGGTGCCACTGCCCGCTGACCTTACCAGCCCGATTGTGGTCCCTCAGCCTCCAGCACCGATGATGTTCGGTGACAGCGTGTCGCTGAACGCAGAGCTTTATGGCGCTCTGGGGCAGTGCAACATTGATCGCGCCGCCATTCGTAAAATCGAGTCAACCAGATAGGTAAATATATGAGCGAAGCAAAACCGCAGGACGGCAGCACCGTTAAGGGCTATCGGACTCTCTCTTATGGTGAAATCGGCAAGATGAATCAGTTCAAAGAGCTGAGTCGCCAGTTCATTGCTTTGTTGATGGAGCATCGTAACGATATGCAGTCAGACCCAAACCTGCAGAACTCGCAGGAAAACTGGGAAGCGCATGAATGGTTGCGCGAAGCACATAAGGATATGCAGCGTGCCTGTATGGCCGCGTGTCGGGCTGTAGCCCGTCCAGACTCAGACTGCTGAGTTCATTACAAGGCGCATTTTCGAGTGCGCCTGATGATGATTTTTTCTTCCTTAAGAACATTCTTAACGCTAACGTAATACCTCAAACAAAAGAGAGGTAACTAAATGTTAGAAAACTACTACCGCGATCAACATGGCATTAAGACTGACGATGAGCAAAAACGTTTGGTGGCTGTTAAAGCTGCTTTGGAAGTAATTAAGGCTGCTGCGGAAAATGACTCTGTTTATTTAACAACAGCTTACATCCAGACTGACCTTGCTAAAACGGCTGATGCAATACAGGAAGCGTTAAAAAGTAATTAAATCTAGCCGCCTCCGGGCGGTTTTTTATTGGAGTAGATATGACATATCAAACCGAACAACAACGTAAGCGCCAGCGCGAGGAAGAAGAACGTCGTCGCCGTCACCAAAGCAACACCGGCTCAAGCAGCGATCTGATGAACCCGATCAACCCTATCAGCCCTATTTACGTTGGCAATGACTACAGCAGCTCAAACAGCTCTGATTCATGCAGTAACAGCTATGACTCAGGTAGTTCGCCAGATGGTGGCGGCAACTGTGGCTCTGACTGATTGTAATTATTAAAATCATCTGCTGATGGGGCTGATACTTCTTTTTCATAACTCATCGTCAAGCTAGAATGCCTCCTTATCTTTGAGGAGGATGCAATGAAAAAATTCTGGATAGGGATCACTATTTCAATAATTTATATGATTCTATTGCTTCTGACCATTTATGGGCTTCACTTGAGCCCTATGGGAAGCTGGAATGAGTTTGGCGATTTTTTGGCTGGTGCTTTTTCTCCATTAGCATTTCTATGGTTAATTTTAGGTTATCTTCAGCAACAAAAAGAGCTTCAGCAAAATACTAGAGCTTTAGAAATACAAGCTGAAGAGTTAAAAAATTCTGTAGAGCAATACAAAGAAATGGTTAGGGTTGCAAATGAGCAGCTAGAAGCAGACAGAATGATGGCTTTACAGCAAAATGAGTTGCTGGAATTAGAAAATAAACCTGACATTTCGTTTAGCGCCTTTGGCTGGTTAATGAGTGCAGGCAATGTTCTTACTTACCACTGGCCTATGCATAATCATGGAAGAGAGGCCAGAAATGTTAATGTGAAGTTTACTCCTCCGCTTGGAAAATGGACGGAACTAAAATGGAAGAAGGTTGCTGATGAAGAAATAAGACTTCCAAAAATAGATATAAAAAAAGAAGATATCCCCGAAGATCTTATTGTGATGATTAGCTTTGAGAGTGTGTTCAAAAAGAAGTATTTTAAAATTTATGAGCTAAAAATAGATGAAAATATGAAATACAATGTCATATCAGAAGATGATATTTAACCTGCTTTTTTAATTTGGATATTTGCTAATGCTAACCGCCATCAGGCGGTTTTTTATGGAGTGAATATGGCATCCAATTCACCCTGGCATAACCTCTACAACTCTAAGCGTTGGTATCGCCTGCGCTATTACCAACTGCAAAAGCAGCCGTTATGTGAGTTTCACCTCAGGCGTAAACAAGTGGTGTCAGCTTCCATCGTTGACCACATCACGCCACATAAAGGCGATGTTGCGCTTTTCCATGATCCTGACAATCTTCAGTCACTTTGCAAGCGCTGTCATGACTCCGTGAAGCAGCGTCTGGAGAATGGCGGAACAGTGACTGAGTTCGACGATGATGGCCGCGTTATCTGGTAACAGGAGAAATGAATGAAAGACCTGAAGATAGAGTACAGAGACGGCAAGTTGATTGAGTTTAGTATCGACGGCATTCAGTTCAATTCGGTTACAGCCATCGGGTTTAATCATGAAGTGGGCGAAACCATGCCATCTGTGACCATGTCGATCCCGATTGGTATCGGTAAAAACTTGATACCTGCCAGCCTGTCACGCGAGAACCTGCAAATTATCGAGAAGTGATAATCAATATCATTTGAATTCAGCCGACGGTACCAATTCGATGCGCCGATGCTCATTTGATCGCTATTATCATTACCTTTGAGGCAGGGACGGGGGGAGGGGTAAAACTCTGGCAGCAAAATCTTAAAGACCGCGCCCTCAGTTTCTTTTTTAAAAACGTCCAGAAAAAAAGGAAAAAGTAATGGCACAGCGAGGCAGAAAGTCTCTGGCTGCGACGTCTGCTGTCTCGCTGCCAGCTCTGGCTGAAAGCAGGTTGCAGCCGTCAATTCATCTCAGCGACCCCGAGATTAACGTGTGGGTCAGGCTGGTAAATGACAATCCGGCAAGTTCGTTTACAGAAACACACCGCGACATGATGGAAATGTACTGCCGCCATGTCGTTCAGTCGCGATTGCTGACAATGCAGATTGACGAATTCGAGCTTGAGTGGCTATCGCGTGAAGACGGCCTGAAGCGCTATGACAAACTGCTCACCATGCGTGAGCGGGAAGTCCGCTCTGCATCATCACTGGCAACCCGGCTCAGAATTACCCGGCAGGCAACCGCCGATCCTAAAACGGTGGGCCGTGCAAACAACAATCTTGCACGAGATAAAAAGCCCTGGGAGATTGACTGAGGCTCTTAGCTGATGGTTAAAAAAACTCTGACAAGAGCTGAAAGAAATATTGCCTGGTGTGAAAAGCACATCCTGATCCCTGAAGGAAAGTTTGTAGGTCAGCCGCTGAAGATGGCCCCTTTTATGAAGGATGACTTCAGGGCGATTTTCGATAACGTTCACGGTACCCGGCGCGGCATTATCACCAGGGGGCGTAAGAACGCCAAAACTGTTGAAACTGCCATGCTGATGCTGCTCTACCTTGTAGGGCCTGAAGCCGCCCATAACTCACAGCTTTATTCTGCAGCCCGCTCCCGCGATCAGGCAGCAATCTTGTTCAATCTGGCATCAAAAATGTGTCGTATGAACCCTGTGCTCATGCAATACGTTGCCATAAAAGACTCAGCAAAAGAGATTCATTGTCCGGACCTCGGTTCCTATTATCGTGCCCTCAGCGCAGAGGCAACCACGGCATATGGTTTTTCACCGCGTTTCGTTGCACATGATGAGCTGGGTCAGGTTCGTGGGCCGCGTGATCCCTTGTATGAGGCTCTGGAAACTGCAACAGCAGCCCAGGAAAATCCTATATCCATCATCATCAGTACGCAGGCACCTGACGCAAGTGACCTGCTCAGCCTGCTGATTGATGACGGACTGACTGGCGCTGACCCACGAACGGTGGTCAGGATGGATACCGCGCCCGAAGATATTGACCCTTTCTCAGTAGAAGCTATCCGTTTAGCCAATCCCGCCTTTGATGTCTTCATGAATCAACAGGAAGTGTTGGACATGGCCGCAAGTGCCAAACGCCTGCCGTCACGACAGGCTGAATTTGAAAACCTCGTACTCAACCGGCGTGTTGAGGCTAAAAGCCCCTTTGTCAGCCAGACCGTCTGGCACATGAACAAAGAAGAGCCGGATGATCTGAACGGAGTCACCGTCTGGGGCGGTCTGGACCTGTCGAGCGTGTCTGACCTGACGGCGCTGGTACTGACTTCTGCCAAAGGTGATGTTCACAGTAAGTTCTGGCTTCCTGCTGAGGGGCTGGCTGACAAGGCGCGTAACGACCGCGTGCCATACGACATATGGGCGAAACAGGGCTACCTGAACACGACACCGGGCAAGGCAATTGAGTATGCCTTTATCGCAAAAGAGCTGAGAAAGCTTTTTGACAACTGCAACGTCAGGGCAATCGCTTTTGACCGCTACAACATGCGCTTTCTTCGCCCGCATCTGATTGATGCCGGGTTTACCGAATCTGAGCTTGAGCGATTTGTGGAGTTTGGTCAGGGGTTTGTTTCTATGTCTCCCGCGCTGCGCGAACTGGAAACAAAACTTCTTGGTGCTCAGCTGAAGCATGGTAACCACCCGATTCTGGAAATGTGCGCCAAAAACGCAACTGTCATCACCGACCCCGCAGGCAACCGAAAGTTTGTTAAGGGTAAATCCAGCGGAAGAATAGATGGCATGGTTGCGCTGGCGATGTCGATTGGTGCGCAGAACAGTGATGAGGTGGAAGAGCAGGGCGACGTTGACGACTTCATCTATAACTTTTTGAGCGTTTAAAATGGCAGATACCGATTACAGCATTGACCTGCGAACGCGGTCGCCTTTCTGGGCGCGTATGGCCTCCATTCTGACCGGTGGACGCCTAGTGACCCCAGATAGTGGTTCACAGATGGCAGGAACGTCCGCACACGGCGTGGTGGGCGATTCTGTTGTTACCGACGAACGCAATATGCAGATCAGCACCGTTTGGGCGTGCATCCGCTTAATTTCCACAGTCACGGCATCCCTCCCTCTGGATGTTTTTGAAACGGTGAGCGATCAGCGCCAGAAGGTCGGAAATGACAACCCGCTGGCGCGACTGCTGAGATTCAGGCCAAACAATTTTATGACGGCGCTTGAGTTTCGCGAGGCCATGACAATGCAGCTCTGCGCGTACGGAAATGCCTACGCGCATGTTGAGCGAAACAGCGTGGGCGATGTGATCAGCATGGTTCCGCTGATGAGTGCCAATATGGATGTGCGCCTCAGCGATAACGGTAAAACCGTTATTTACCGCTACAAGCGTGACAGCGAATATGCCGAGTTCAGGACTAAAGAAATCTTCCATCTGAAAGGTTTTGGCTTCAATGGTCTGGTTGGCCTGTCGCCTCTGGCCTTCAGTGCGAAATCGGCCGGCGTTGCAATAGCGATGGAAGATAATCAGCGTGAGTTCTTCGCCAACGGTGCCAAGTCCCCGCAGATACTGATGACTGACGGTAAGGTGCTGACCAAAGAGCAGCGCGGGCAGCTCGAGGAAAACTTTAAAGAGATCGCTGGTGGCCCGGTTAAAAAGCGTCTCTGGATTCTGGAAAGCGGCTTTACCACTCAGTCAATTGGCGTTTCTCCTCAGGATTCAGAAATTCTGGCGGCACGTAAGTTTCAGGTGGCAGAGCTGGCGCGATTTTACGGTGTTCCCCCGCATCTGGTCGGGGATGTTGATAAATCCACCTCGTGGGGCAGCGGGATTGAGCAGCAGAATCTGGGGTTTCTGCAGTACACGCTGAAACCCTATCTGGATCGTTGGGAATACAGCATTGAGCGATGGCTGGTCAAAGATGCCGAGCAGGGCAGGATTCATGCCGAGCATAATCTGGATGGCCTGCTGCGCGGTGATTCTGCCAGTCGCGCCACCTTCATGCAGATCATGGTTAATACCGGCATCCGCACGGTGAACGAAGTTCGAAGGCTGGACAACCTGCCGCCTCTCCCCGGCGGTGGTGTGGCAACCCGTCAGTCACAAAACATACCCATTACCGACCTCGGCACAAACACTAAGCCCCGCACTGACGGGGCTTAATTTTTATGGGGGCTTAAATGCCGGACATTCAGAAAACGCTGTCCTTTAACCAGGCGGAAATCAAGTTTGCAGGCGATGGCAGTCAGGGAATTTTTGAAGGCTACGCCTCTGTGTTTAACAACACTGATTCTGACGGCGACATTATTCTTCCCGGCGCTTTCAAAAACACGCTGGCCACGCAAAGCCGCAAGGTGGCGATGTTCTTTAATCACCGCACTTTTGAAGTGCCGGTTGGTAAGTGGGAGACGCTGGAAGAGGATGAAAAAGGGCTTTTTGTCCGGGGTCAGTTAACGCCGGGCCTGAGCGCTTCATCTGATCTCAAAGCAGCGATGCAGCACGGCACCGTTGAGGGTATGTCAGTCGGATTTTCCGTATCAAAAGACGATTACAGCATCGGTACTACGGGAATGATCTTTAAAAACATCTCCTATCTGCGGGAGATCAGCGTCTGCACCTTCCCGGCTAACGAGCTTGCTGGCGTGTCTGCCATGAAGAGCATCGAAACAATCAAAACCATTCGAGACGCGGAAGCTTTCCTGAGGGATTCAGCAGGGCTTTCGCGTGCAGAAGCACAGGCATTTCTTGCCAGTGTTAAGTCCGCAGGTCGGAGCGAGTCCGATAGCGGCGACATTGACGCGCTTGCACAGCGCATAACTTCCTTTGCCGCTAACCTGCGGAACGCATAACGGAGCATTACATGTCTGAATTAGCCACTCTTGAAAAAGCGATTGAGAGTTCACAGAAAGAAGTGAAACAGCTCATCGAAGAACAGCGTAAATCCATCAACGAAAACGGCCAGATTAACCAGCAGCTTCAGACTGACCTGGCAAAAGCACAGGATGAGCTGAAGACCACTGGCACCCGCCTGTTTGATCTTGAGCAGAAGCTGGCAGGCAACTCACCTGATCAGACCGCTCAGAAGTCATTTGCCGAGCGTGTCTCTGAAGACCTGATCAAAGGCTGGGATGGCTCACGTACCAAAGCCAAAGTGACCAGCTTTGATAAGGCGATCGGTTCCGGCAGCACCTCTGCCGGTAGCCTCGTTCTGCCACAGCAGAATCCGGGCATTCTTATGCCTGGCCTGCGTCGTCTGACAGTTCGTGACCTGCTGTCACAGGGCCGCATCTCCAGCAATGCCCTTGAATATGTTCGCGAGAACGTATTTACCAATGCGGCAGCGCCGGTAGCTGAAGGCACGCTGAAGCCTGAGAGCAACATCACCTTCACTAAAGAAACCGCGAACGTGAAAACCATCGCGCACTGGATTCAGGCATCACGTCAGATTATGGATGATGCGCCCGCCCTGCAGTCTTACATCAACTCCCGCATGATGTACGGTCTGGCGCTGGTGGAAGAAAATCAGATGCTTAACGGTGACGGCACCGGTGACAACCTTCAGGGGCTGAACGTGGTCGCTAACGACTATGAAGTAGCACTCAATGCCACTGGTGACACCGGGGCTGACGTTCTGGCGCACGCTATCTATCAGGTGTCGCTGAGCGAGTTTGAAGCGGACGGTATCGTGCTTAACCCGGCTGACTGGCACCGCATCGCGCTGCTGAAGGATGCCAACGGCAACTATATCCTCGGCGGTCCGCAGGCTTTCGCTTCGAAAGTACTGTGGGGTCTGCCTGTTGTTTCGACGACCGCTCAGGCAGCAGGTAAGTTCACAGTCGGCGCGTTTGGCCTGGCTTCTCAGGTGTGGGACCGCATGGACGCTACCGTTGAAATCAGCAATCAGGATCGCGATAACTTCGTGAAAAATATGCTGACCATTCTGTGTGAAGAGCGTCTGGCGCTTGCGCACTACCGTCCTGCCGCCATTGTGACCGGCGATATCACCGTTGCCGCTGGCGGCGCATAACTGAAGGGCGCGGTCAGCAATGGCCGCGTTTACAGACATGAAGATTAAAGCCCTGCGTATGTTCTCACACTTTCATCTTGGCACTGTTTCTCAGGGCGAGATCAAGGTGGTTAAAAAAGAAATCGGTGAGGCTCTGGTCGGGCTGCATCTGGCTGAAGCGCTGGAAGATGCCTCACCAGAGGAAAATTCCTCCAGACCTGCAAAAAAGGTGGTGAAAGGTGGAAATAAGCCCGCAGCAGGTGGCTCTGATAAAGACACACCTGAGAGTTGATCACGACGACGAAGACGACCTGATTAAGGGGTATGCCGCAGCGTCAGTTGACTTCGTCGAGCATTACTGTGACGGCACTCTGGTTGTACAGCTTACGCCCCCTGAAGAGAACGAAGAGCCTCCGCGCGAGGTTCTTTTTTCTTCCGGCATCTGGCAGGCGATGCTGCTGCTTATCGGGCATTACTATGCAAACCGTGAAGCAAGCGGGCAGAGCCAGTCTGATATCCCGTTTGGTGTGGAGGCGTTGTTATACCGGCACCGTAAGTGGCACTGATGGCCTGTTCAGGATGCCAGAAGCGTCGCGAATGGCTTAAAAAAATGGTGGCACTCGCTAATGACAGAATTACAGGAAAGCCTGCTGGCAACCACACTGGAGATGCTGGCAGAGAGTCTTCATCAGGTCGCACAGGGGATGAAGTTGCAGAGCGAAGCGATAAACCGCCTGGCTGAATCAAACGAGGCGCTTGCTGCCGTGGTTTATCAGTCAGTCATTGATGTTTCAGACAATGACATGCCAGCGCCGACATATCTTAGCGGGGCGACTAAGGGGTGATTATGCAGTCCGGAAAATTACGTCACCGCGTCTCGCTCCAGAAGCCTGTCAAAACCCAGAACCCTTCAACGGGGGCTGTCGTTAATTCCTGGCAGGAAATAGCAAAGCTGTGGGCGGAGGTTGCCCCACTGTCTGCACGGGAGTTTGTAGCAGCACAGGCCTCACAGAGTGAAGTAACCACACGTATCACCATTCGCTTTCGAAGCGATGTGACACCCAAGCATCGCATCGTTTACGCCGGGAAAATCTTTAACATTGAAGGTGTTCTGGCTGACGATAAAAGCGGTCGTGACTACCTGACGCTTCCGTGCTCAGAGGGCGTGAATGATGGATGATGGCGTTGATTTTAACCTGACGGGCATGGATTCACTGCTGGGCAAGCTGAGTGAAATCAGCGATGACCTCAGGCGAAAGGGTGGCAGGGCCGCACTGCGTCGTGCCGGAAATGTTATTGCTGACAAAGCCAGAGCAAATGCCCGGCAGCTGGATGATATCTCAACGGGAAGGAGTATCGCGAATAACGTTGCGCTTCGCTGGAACGGAAGGCTGTTCAAACAGACGGGAAACCTCGGGTTTCGCATTGGCGTTGCGCACGGCGCGGTTCTGCAAAAGCTCCCCGACAAAAGCGTGAATGCACCTACACCCCACTGGCGGCTGCTTGAGTTCGGCACGGAAAAAATGAAGGCGCAGCCATTCATGCGCCCGGCTGCCGAAAGCAGTATCGATCAGGTCGTTAATACCTTTGGCACCGAGTACGAACTGGCAATTGACCGGGCAATTAAACGCGCCCGTAAGAAGGGGCAGTCACCGTGATAGCACCCATTTTTCCCATCTGCAGCGCCAGTCCTGAAGTTAATTCTTTGATAGGTGGTGAAAGCCTGCGCCTGTATCCCTTTGGTCAGCAAGATGACGATGTCACTTACCCCTATGCTGTCTGGCAGAACATTACTGGTGAGCCGGAGAATTACCTGGCTCAGCGCCCAGATACGGATACGTTCACGCTTCAGGTTGATGTTTATGCTGATACACCAGAAGAAGCGATTGCTGTGGCCGCAGCGCTGCGTGATGCCATAGAACCCCACGCCTACATTACCCGATGGGGCGATCAAACCCGCGACAATATAACCAGGCGATACCGGTACTCATTCGATGTTGACTGGATAGTGCCGCGCTGACTGAACTATTCACCCACCGGCCCTGTGCTGGTTTTTTTATAACCGGAGATAACAATGTCTGTACTGACGCAAGGCACACAGCTTTTTGTGCTCGCAAAAGGCGCGGTGAGCGAAATTGAGTGCATTACTGCATTTTCACCCGGCAGTAACCCTGCCGACCAGATTGAAGATACCTGTCTTTCCGAGCGACTTGATCGGACCTATAAGCGTGGACTGCGCACGCCAGGTGCGGCATCCCTGACGCTGAATGCGGACCCGAAAAACACCAGTCACATCATGCTTTATAACCTGTCTATTTCTGATGCTGAAGATGATCAGGACCTGACATTTGCTATCGGCTGGTCAGATGGCACCGCTTCGCCAACTGCCGCTGCTAATGGCGCTGCTGGTGCAGTAGACGGGCTGACGCTGCCTGACAGCCGCACATGGTTTGTGTTCAAAGGTTATGTCTCCGACTTCCCTTTTGATTTCGCTGCCAACACGGTCGTCTCTTCTTCTGCTTCCATTCAGCGTTCTGGCTCTGCTGTATGGGTGCCTAAAGCCGCTGCCTCTGCCTGATTTCAGGGGCGATTCTGCCCCTGATTTATTAACGGAATAAACGATGAAATTGACACTCGATACGCTGAAAACCGCCGGTGCCTTTACCGGGCGTCCGGTCGAGAAAGAAATCAGCTGGAAGCAGGGCGACAAAGAGTTTACCGCGACCGTGTATGTGCGCCCGATGGGCTATCACACCGCCACATCTGATGTGCTGGCTATGGGTGGCAAAGTTGATGGTGTGGCAGGCCGCATCGCAGCATCAATCTGTGATGAGTCCGGCAAGCCCGTTTTCACCCCGGCTGACATCACCGGCGAAGCTGACCCGGATCGTGGCTCTCTCGATGGTGCGCTGACCATTGCGCTGCTGGTGGCCATTCAGGAAGTTAACGACCTGGGAAAGACTTCGAGCTCAGCGCCGAAGACGAATTCTGGTGCGAGCTCGTCCTCAACGGCATCGGTGGACGCACCATCGAAGAAGCGCGTGAGACGATCACCTTCAAAGAGTCGCAGCTCTGGGCAAAATACCGGGAACGCTACGGAAGCCTGAACCCCATGATGCGCATCGAGTGGGGCGCAGGGGTGGTGGCAAGTACCATTGCTAACGTGAACCGTGAAGCAAGAACGCCGCCGTTCAGCCCGACCGACTTCACCCTGCACTTCACAAAAGTCACTGCTGCTGATGAGCCGATTTCACTCAATGAAGCCATGACCAGCTGGGGATAACGGATAATCAGTAAATGCTGAATGATAAATGCTTCACATATGTCAAAATTTTCTTTAGGATTATTCCTAACTTTTGGGAATAAGGACATTGGTATGTGGAAAGCATCAATTGTTTGTTCAGTGATTGGATTCATTCAAGGCGTTATTATGGTTTTTGCAGCTGATAGTGCACCTCAGCAAGCAGCAGGCGCAGCTATGGGAATGGCATGGGCTGTTATTCCATATTGCATTTGCCGTGCTATACAGCAATTAAAACCTCAGGAAGTAGTAATAAAACAAGAGGTTGCTAAATGAAGACTATCAAGTTAACAATCTTCTCCGCGATTGTGATGAGTTCGTTTTCAGCGGCTGCCGCTGACTGGATTACTACTTACAATAACGATGAGATGCGTGGAACAGCGCAAAAATTCATTCAAACTGAATCTGATAACGCCGTTGAGTTTGAATTTCCATATAATGGTGGCTCGAAAATGGCCATTGTCTTACGTTCGAAAAAAACGGAGCTAAAAGAAGGGCAGAAACCAGAAGATCTACAACCAAGTGAAGCACTTCTGGTAATAAGTAAAGGTCAATTTTCATGCAATTCTTTTAACGATTGTCATGTGTCGGTTAAGTTTGATGGCGAGAAAATTCAAAAGTTCTCAATGTCAGAATCTGGTAACGGCAATTCGGACGTTATTTTCTTCGATCAGTCCTCATCATTTATCAAAAATCTTAGCTCCCATAAAAAAGTAATTATTGAAGCTGAGTTTTATCAGGCAGGCGCTAAACAGTTTAAGTTCGACTTAGAAGGTTACGCGAGTCCCAAAAATAAATAACTGATTGATGCTTAGTCAAACCCGCTTCGGCGGGTTTTTTTTTGGAGATGATATGGCCAGTAAGTCACTTGGCACCCTGACGATTGACCTGATTGCAAAAGTGGGCGGCTTCGTTTCAGGTATGGACAAGGCTGAGCGTGCCTCTGAAAAGTGGGCTAAGCAGGTCCAGAAGGACGCCGCTGCCAGCTCTGCCGCACTGCTCTCGGTGGGCGCCGCGGTTCAGGCGGCAGCGCTTGCGGCAGGCACGGCCGGTTTCGCTTTGCTTAAATCAACGTCTGAACAGGTAAACGCCACAGACCAGTGGGCGAAGTCGCTGAAGATTTCCACTCAGGAGTTGCTGGCGTGGCAGTTCGCGGCTGAGAAAGCCGGTGTCGCTGGCGACAACATGGCGGACATTTTTAAAGATCTCAGTGATAAAATCGGTGATGCGGTACTGAATAAGTCAGGGGAAGCCGTTGATGCACTTAACTCGCTCGGTCTGTCTGCCGATAAGTTGTCTAAGGTATCACCGGACAAGCAGCTGCTGGCGATTGGCGAGGCGCTGGGTAAAATCAGCACCAACGCAGGCAAAGTCACAATCCTCGAAAGTCTGGGCAATGACCTTTCAAAACTTCTTCCTCTATTCGACAACAACAACGCAAAGCTGACTCAGTTCATTCAGCTGGCGAAAGATTATGGCGTCGCGCCTGACCCGCAATCCATTGATGATCTGATTAAGGTCAACACCCTGTTTCAGGATATGGAGGCGCAGGTAAAAGGGCTGAAGATGGAGATCGCTGCCGGGCTGGCGCACGTTGATCTCAGCCCGCTGAATAACTCTCTCTCAGATATTCATGATGTGCTGACCGATCCACAGGTTCTGCAGGGCATCGCTGACTTGGTCAGCCAGGTGGCACAGCTTGCCGGATGGCTGATTAAGGCTGCGGCGGGCGCAGGTAAACTGGCATCCGCTTCCGGTAACAGGATGGCCGCGCTGGGTAATCGCGTGGATATGGATAATCCTGACCAGATTCAGGCCCGCATAGACTACCTGAACAGCACGACAAAAGGTCGCGGCAACGGAATGTACGATGGCAGCCAGACCTTTCTGGGCTGGATTATGGGCAAGGACGACAGTGTTAAAGCGGTATCTGACGAAATCGCCACGCTTACCGGACGCCTGGCAGAGCTGAATAAGCAGCCTAAAGACATCAAAGTGTCGCCTGACGTCACACCGGGAACAGCTTCTTCACTGCTGGACTTCGGGCTTGATAAGGGAGAAACAAACGGCAAGCCGGCGAAGGTGAAGAAAGACACTGCAGCTGCAAAGCTGGAGTCTGCTTTCAAGGCTACTGAGCGTGGCTATATGCGCCAGATTGAGCTGATTGATACAACCGGCAAAAAGACGGCTGTGGTCACCGAACAACAGAAGCTCCAGTTTGATATTGCTGACGGCAAACTGCAGGGGCTAAACGCCACGCAGCAGAAGCGACTGGAATTTCTTGCGCAGGAAGTTGACCGGCTGAATGAGGTCAAAAAGGCGAATGAGGAAAATGCCAAAATAGCGGCATTCGTTGCAAACCTGCAGGCGCAGAACAGCAATGCAAAGTCATCGCTGAACATCGACGTTCAGGGGGCCGGTCAGGGCGACAAAGAGCGCCAGCGCATGAAGGAACGCCTGAGCATTGAGCGGGAATACCTCGATCAGCAGCGTGAACTGCAGACACAGTATCAGTCTGGTGATATCACCAAATCCCTCTATGAACGTGAAAATAGCGCTATCGGCAGCGCTATGAGCGACCGTCTGAAAATTCAGGAAGACTATTACAAAAGTATGGATGCCATGCAGTCTGACTGGATGAGCGGCGTGAGTGACGGGCTGGCAAACTGGCTGGATACGTCATCCAATTATTCAGCCTCAGCGGCGAGCCTTGTCAGCAGTTCAATGGATAGCGCTCTGGATAACGTATCGTCCATGCTGATGGGTAACAAGGCCAGCTGGAAAGACTGGGCTTCTTCAGTGCTCAGCATGATCGCCAAAGTCGCTTTGCAGATGGCCGCGGTTAATCTGGTGAGTGGCATTGTCAGTTCAGTCGGTGGCGCTGCTGTTGGCGCTGCATCGGCTGGCGGCGGCACAGCAAATAACTCATTCAGCAGCGGTTCCTACAACAACCTTACGCTTAACGCCAAAGGCGGCGTGTATGAGTCTCATGACCTGAGCCAGTACAGCGGATCGGTTGTCAGTTCACCGACGCTGTTTGCCTTCGCTAAAGGGGCCGGTCTGATGGGCGAGGCGGGTCCTGAAGCGATAATGCCGCTGACGCGTGCAGCAGATGGCTCACTGGGTGTGCGTGCGATAGGAAGTGGCGGTGGCAGCGGTGGTACGTCTATTTCTGTCAGCGCACCAGTCACGGTTGAGGGTGGCGGGGCCGGAGAAACCAGCAGCGCCAATACGGCTAATACCGCGCGACAGCTACAGAGCATGATCCAGACTGTACTTTCGGACCGCCTTAAGAAAGAGATACTGCCTGGCGGAATACTTTACCGTGGCGGATAACATTGATGGTGAAAAATGGCGACTGAAACTTTTAGTTGGTGCGTCAGAACGGGGGCGACGGAAGAGGTTAATGTTGCCACGCTTCAGGCCCAGTTCGGTGACGGATATAAGCAGGTGGCCGGTGTCGGGATTAACGATCAGCGTGAGTCATGGCCGGTAACCTGCAGCGGCAGCAAAGCAGAAATGGCGACTGTAAGGGCTTTTCTCAAAGCACACGTCACCGCCTCCTGCTGGTGGGTCAATCCATGGGGAGAGAAAAAGCTTTATCGCGTTAAGTCTGATTCAATCAGGCCCGCCTTCATCAACGGTAATTTCGTGGAAATCAGTTTTACCTTTGAGCAGGCTTTTGCACCGTGACATGTCACGATAACAACAGGGCGCTGATGCGCCCTTTTTTATTGGGTGAAAAATGAGTTTTAACCAGGATATTCAGGCGCTTGAGCCGGGGAGTCTGGTCCAGCTGATTGAGATTGACGGCACAGCGTTCGGGCTTGATACCGTGCTGCGCTTCCATGCCTACAACCTGCCGACAGAAGGCTGGCAGTCGTTTGCAGCGGAAAACCTGCCGTCAATCATCTGGCAGGGCAATGAGTACGATCCGCATCCGTATGAGCTGACCGGCATGGAGATGAGCAGTACCGGTTCACAGCCGACGCCAAAGCTCTCAGTCGGCAACGTGGGTAACTATGTTACTGCGCTCTGCCTGCAGTTTGACGACATGGTAAAGGCGAAGGTGCGCATCCACACCACGCTGGCAAAGTATCTCGATGCGGCAAACTGGACGGCGGGCAATCCAAACGCAAATCCGCAGGAGGAACGCGTTCAGCTGTTCTATGTGAATGCGAAAACCTCCGAGACGCGCGCTCAGGTGGATTTCGAGCTCTGCTCCCCGTTTGATATCCAGAGCCTGCAGCTGCCATCACGCCAGATAACGCCGGTATGTACCTGGTGCATGCGCGGATGGTACCGCACCGGCACGGGCTGCGATTACGCAGGCAACCGTTATTTTACCAAGGACGGCACGGCGACCAGCGACCCGTCAAAAGATGTCTGCGGCGGGCGCATGGCTGACTGCAAAGCACGCTTTGGCGATGACCAGCCACTGCCGTTCGGCGGGTTCCCGGCTGCAAACCTGCAGGGGAAATAACGATGCGCAAAAAGATTCTTGAGAAAATACGCGATCACGTGGCCGCCGAATACCCGAACGAGGCATGCGGTCTGGTCATCCAGTCAGGCCGGACCCAGAACTACATCCCCTGCCGGAATATCGCAGACGCGCCGACAGAGCACTTTACGCTGTCGCCGGAGGATAAGCGGGCAGCGGAAGCACAGGGCGACATCCTGATGGTTATCCATTCACACCCGGACGTGCCGCAGCTCATTCCGTCAGAACATGACAGGGTCCAGTGCGACTTTTCCGGCGTGGAGTGGGGCATCATGTCGTGGCCGGATGGCGACTTCTGCACTATCAGCCCGCGCACTGCCCGCGACTACACGGGCCGACCCTGGCTGATTGGCAGCAATGACTGCTGGACACTCATCATGGACTGGTACCAGCGTGAGCACGGCATCACCCTGAAAAACTGGTCTGTTGACTATGAGTGGTGGGTGGACGGCAAAGAAAACCTTTATGACGATAACTGGAAATCAGAAGGGTTTGTGGAGGTTGAGCCAGCAGAAATGCGAGAGGGCGACATGATCATGATGCGCATCAGCGCCCCGGTAACAAACCATGCCGCAATCTATCTGGGCAACAATATCATTCTTCATCATAATGCCGGGAGCCTGTCTACACGGGTGCCTTATGGCGAATACTGGCGCAACCGTACCGTTCGCATCGTGCGCAGAAAGGAGCTGATGGATGCTTAAAACCATGCGACTCAAAGGCCGGATGGCAAAAATGTTTGGACCGGTTCACCAGTTCCACGTTACTGATTTGCGCGAGCTTCTGCGTGCGATGTGCTCACAGGTACCAGGCTTTAAAAAGTTTGTGTCAAATGCCCACCTCAACGGCATCCGGTTCGCCTTCTTCAGCGGCAAAGACAACATCGGCCTGCAGGAGTTCGACATGTCCTCAGCGGCAACTGAGTTTCAGATGGAGCCCGTTCTGGAGGGTTCAAAGCGGGGCGGTACGCTGCAGATTATCATCGGTGCCGTCGCGATTGTGGCCGCGTTCTTCACGGCCGGCGCGTCACTGGCTGCATACGGCGCGGCTATCGGAACCACGACCGCAGTTGGACTGGCAACCACAGCACTGACCAGTATTGGTATCAGTATGCTGCTGGGTGGGGTCGTGCAGATGCTGACGCCGCAGCCCAAGCTTAACGTGGGCGCATCTTCCAGCACGGACAATAAGCCGAACTACGCGTTTGGTGCACCGGTAAATACAGTCGCAATGGGATATCCGGTGCCGGTGCTATACGGGACGCGGGAAATAGGCGGCGCTATAATCAGCGCCGGAAGTTTTACCAGCGATCAGCAATAAAATTCAGTCAAACCAGTCGTCCATTTTATCCTGAGCCTGCTCTTTGACATCATCGTCAATGTACATAGTCACGGCAGCTAACGCGCCGGCAAGCACACCTAAATCATCTGAATATCCTATTGCAGGTAATGCGTCTGGTACGGCGTCGATAGGCAAAACGAAATATGCAAGCGCTCCGTAAATTGTTGTTTTAGCCCAAATTGGCGTATCAGGTCGTTGAGCTGCATAGTAAAGCCAAAGTGATTTCTCAATTACTCCGCTACCTGCCTTTTTCGCATACTTTACGGTTTTAGACCAAAAGCCATCATCATTAAAATCTTTAGCAGTAGTGAACTTATTTTCCATGTTTCCTCCTGAGTTTAGTCGCAATCGAATATCGGCATTTTTTTAGGTGACTTTATTTTTTTATGGATTTATATCGCTATGCACAAACTTATTAATTATTCGATATCAGGCAGTAAAGGCGGTGGAGGCAGCACCCATACTCCGGTAGAGCAGGCAGATGATCTGCTGTCTATCGCCAAACTGAAAATGCTGCTGGCTATCTCTGAAGGTGAGATTCAGGGCGATTTAACCGCTCAGCAGATTTACCTGAACGATACACAGCTGGCGAACGAAGACGGCACCTATAACTTTACCGGCGTCGTGTGGGACTGGCGAAGGGGAACGCAGGACCAGACCTACATTCAGGGTATGCCGGAGGTCGATAACGAACTGTCAGTGGGTGTTGCTGTCACGCAGGCCGTCGCCTGGACGCGTCAGTTTACCAATCTGACACTCGATGCTGTTCGCATCAAGCTGAGCCTGCCGGTGCAGTATCAGTATAAAGATAATGGCGACATGGTTGGCACCGTCACGCAGTACGCTATTGACCTGTCTACAGATGGCGGTTCATGGGTGACGGTTGTTGACGGCAGATTTAACGGCAAAACCACGTCTGAATATCAGCGTGATCACCGCATTGATTTGCCCAAAGCAACATCCGGCTGGTCAATCCGGGTACGCCGCATCACAGCTGATTCGACATCCTCAAAGCTGGTAAACGCCTTCAAGGTGTTTTCATTTGCAGAGGTAATCGACAGCAAGCTTCGTTATCCCAACACCGCACTGCTGTATATCGAGGTTGATGCCAGCCAGTTCAGCGGTCAGGCACCAAAAGTCACCTGCAAGCCAAAAGGGCGGCTGGTCCGCGTCCCGACGACCTATGATCCGGTTTCACGCACATATGCCGGTACATGGCAGGGAGATTTCAAATACGCCTACACCGATAACCCGGCATGGATTTTCTATGACCTGGTGCTGGATAAAATCTTTGGCATGGGGACCCGCGTCGATGCGACCATGATCGACAAGTGGGAGCTGTACAGCATATCGCAGTACTGCGATCAGATGGTTTCAGACGGCGCAGGCGGGACGGAGCCACGCTTTACCTGTAACGTGTTCATCCAGAGCCAGCAGGATGCATATACCGTACTGAAGGACATTGCGGCGATATTTCGTGGCATCACGTTCTGGGGCAACAGCCAGATTTTTGTGAATGCAGATGTGCCACAGGTCGATTCAGACGGGAACGTTGACGTTGATTTCGTCTACCACGCGGCGAACGTTATCGACGGCCTGTTTACGTATGCCGGTGGCAGCTATAAGAACCGCTATTCATCCTGTCAGGTGAGCTGGTCCGATCCGATAAATCACTATTCCGATACGGTAGAAGGCGTTTACGACTCTGACTTGGTGCAGCGCTACGATGTGCGAGAGATGAGCCTGACGGCAATTGGCTGTACATCGCAGAGCGAGGCGCACCGGCGCGGACGCTGGGCCATTCTCTCCAACGCGAAAGATGGGACCGTGTCATTCGGTGTTGGCCTGGACGGTTACATGCCGATCCCCGCTGAGATCATCGGCGTGGCGGACCCGTTCCGGAGCGGTAAGCAGAACGGTGGCCGCATCAGCGCGGTAAATGGCCTGCGCATCACGCTCGACCGTGCCGTTGAATGCGCTGCAGGTGATCGGCTGGTTGTGAACCTGCCGGACGGCACTGCTCAGACACGGACCATCGGCAGCATCAGCGCTGATAAGAAAACCGTCAGCGTGAATACCTCTTTCCGCATTACGCCTGTTTCAGGGGCCGTGTGGGCGATCGACAGCGACAATCTGGCAATTCAGTATTTTCGCGTCACGTCAGTAGCCGGTAACGATGACGGCACATTCACCATTACCGGTGTGCAGCACGACCCGAACAAGTACCGCTACATTGATGACGGCGTACGCATTGAGCCGGCACCTATTACCGTCACACCTATCAGCGTGCTTAAGGCACCGGCCAACATAAAAATCAGCGAAGTCAGCTTTATTGAGCAGGGGTTGTCTGTTTCATCAATGCAGGTCACGTGGGACCGTGTTGAGGGGGCAATCAGCTACGTGGCTCAGTGGCGCAAGGACAAAGGGGACTGGATTAACGTCGCAGTAACAAGCGCACAGGGATTCAGCATTCAGGGTATTTACACCGGCGTCTATGATGTCCGGGTGCGTGCTATTAACGCGGCAGAAGTCTCTTCTCCGTGGGGCTATGCTGACTCAACCTCACTCAGCGGCAAAGCCGGTAAGCCGGGTACACCGGTAAACCTCCGCGCCACTGACAACGTGGTGTGGGCGATTGACGTGACGTGGGCGTTTCCTGATGGTTCCGGTGATACCTCTTACACAGAGATTCAGGTGGCCACAACGGCAGACGGCCAGAATTCGCAGTTTCTGGCCTATGTTCCGTATCCTGGCGTGAGCTACCAGCACGGACCGATGCCCGCTGGCGTTCGCCGCTGGTACCGCGCCCGGCTGGTGGATCGGATCGGCAACACTGGCGACTGGACTGGCTTTGCAGAGGGTGCCAGCAGCGTAGATGCGACTGCGTTACTGGGCGACATCACAGAGCAGGTTCTCAAGACGGATGCCGGTAAGCAGCTCATTGCTAAAGTCGATACCAGCATTGATGCGATGCTGCAGAATGCGCTTAACCTCGATGCAACAGTTGATCACCAGATGGCGGAAGCTGGTAAAAACCGCGCTGACATCCTGACAGTGAAGCAAACAATCGCAACTAACGATCAGGCTTATGCGCAGAAGTTTGAGCAGGTACAGGCCACCGTAGACCAGAACACGGCGGCAGTTCAGCAAACCTCCACAGCGCTGGCGGATACGAACGGGAAGCTATCCGCGCAATACTCGGTCAAAGTGGCGGTAGACAGTAATGGTCGTCAGTACGCGGCTGGCATGGGGATTGGCGTTGAAAATTCCCCAGCAGGAATGCAGACGCAGGTGCTGTTCCTGGCTGATCGATTTGCCGTAATGTCGCAGGTTGGCGCAACACCGAAAACCTTCTTTGCTATCCAGAACGGGCAGACCATTATCAATCAGGCGTTTATTGGTGATGCGACGATCACAAGCGCGATGATCGCGGCATATATTGAGTCTACAAATTATGTTGCAGGCGCGACGGGATGGAGGCTAAGCAAAGACGGAACCTTTGAAAATAATGGCTATGAGCCCGGTAATGGTCGGATGGTGCAAACCAACAACCAAATATCAGTATATGACGGTAATGGTGTTTTGCGCGTGAGAATGGGGAAACTCAGCTAATGGCATATGGTTTTGGAACTTGGGACGCCAATAGCGTCGATAATAACACCGGGCTCGTTAAAATTAATGCGCTCGGCGTTATGTCGATTAATGCTACCAGTAATTACAATCAATCATTCGCACTACCTACCGGTTATTCTCTCGATTATCTTTTTCAGGCCAGCGGCGACAGGAGTGGTAATGGCAGAAAGAAGATTTATGTCAGCGGCCCTAACGTCTTAGTCAGTCAGGTATCAGGATCTGACTATTCTGCGGGAACATTTCCAAACGTTCCGGGAAACATACTGGTATTCGTGAGGTGATATGTCCTATGGAGCAATGCTGACAGACTCAGCAGGCGTGCCATTTTACATTGGCGATACAACGCCATTAACACTTCTTGAAAAGCGCGTGCTTAGCGTGCCTGCGGCGTCAGGCAGTGGCGCCGTCATAAATTTATTTAATAATGACGGCGCCATCAGATTTGTATTTGTTAACAGCAACGGTTCCCAGGGCAACGATCAAAGCACCTGTGAGGCGCTGGAATTATCTGGTGGGATTTGGAGCTTACGCTGTGCTGGCGCAGCCAGAACGGTCAACGTTTATATTTTTGGTTATCAGTTTCAGCCTGTCCCCGCCTGGGGTATTCAGATAAATGATTCTCAGGGTAGATGTATTCTGACTAACGAAACCAAAGTATTGCGTGATGTTCAGAAGTTGGGAGATGAGGGTGCGGATTCAAGTTCAGGGTTCAATGCCAACTTTACACTTAGTGGCGAGTGGGCTGTAGCTCCAGCTTATACCGGTAATTACACGGGAACAGTGAGTCAGGGTGGGCAGGTTTATCCGGTTGTTGCCCAGTATGCGAGCAGTGCAAGGTACAATGGCAGCACGACACAGGTCACCAGTGGCTATATCGGGAACCTTAATACTGGAGGGGGAGGCACAGGAACACTGACTAACTATCGAAACCGACTGGTAGCGGTGAACGTTCAGAGGTATTAAAAAATCGATCTTCTAAATCCATAAATTTAATTGATGATTTTTTGCTTTAAAGGTATAAAGCACCAAACTAAACAAGGATGATTAAATGAAGAAGATTCTTATAGTGATGGCTTTTGCCTCAATGGCCGGATGTCAGGCCCTCCCTCCCGTGAAATGCTCCGCAGTCGCCAGAATTGGCGGGCAGGATGTCAATGTTCCAATCTACGATATTAAAACTGAGGCGAACCAGACTAAATATTTCGCAGGTAATCCTTTCGGATGGAAGTGGGTGTCAGAATCTAACTTCACTCAAAGCACCTGCCAAAAATAGTAAATAACTCAAATCAATGAACCCGGCCACCGCGCCGGGTTTTTTATTGCCCGGAGAAAGCTATGCCAGCAGGCACTATCGCATTAACGAATAACTCAACGGCTGTGACAGGCTCAG